AGCATAATGTTTGGCCGAGTGCAACGCAAAGTCCTTTATTTGCCGAACCGCCATTTTTTGAACAGCAGCGTTCTTCTTGGCCTTATTCGCGGCATTACCTTCTTCAAGTCCTTCGACTTCTTCGTTGCAGTCTTCGCACTCTTCGGTATTGAACATATTACTCGCAACAGTTTCCTTGGCAACTTCTAATACGGCATTGATTTTTTCTTGCATGGCCATATTGAAAGCGTCGATAGCATCAACACTACTATCGGTTTGAATTGAATTGACTAATGCGTCGATGTTTTCTGAGATGTGTTCCATGGAAACGTCCTCGGTAATAAATGGCTTAATTTGAGATACATGAATAGTTTTCGGGTAGGCCGACTTATCTTCAGGCTGAATATTCACATAGTTGGCAAGGTGAGGGCGGTCTTTGCCATCATGACGATGGATAACCTTTCCCTTCATCGACTTCCCACCCTTTTGTTTGAAGGTGACGAGGTCACCAATTTTAACTTCGTGAAGGTGCATGTTTATTTATTCTTCTGTGATGGTGGAGTAGGCAGTACACCAGAAGCAAGTTGTTGATTTTGTGCAGAGGTTTTCGGGTCAGTGTAATCAATCTTTCTCGATTGCTCTTGCTCAATTTCCTTATCCATTTCTTCCACTTCCTCTTCCGTGAAGCGCAGGATGTGTTGTTGGATATACTTCTTGGTCACATATTGTCCATCATATGGAGCCAATTGTCCAAGCAATTCAATACGGGAGCGTAACATTTCCTGCTCTTTACTTTCCGTATAGTAGGCATCTTGGGTAAAGACATACTCAATATGGCGATAGAATTCGTCCCAATCCTGTTCTGTGATAATGCCCTTTAACACCAATTGCGTCTTGAGCAAGTCATCAAACAACATGGAGAAGCGGCGGCGTAGCTTGGCAATGAATTTGGTGAACTTCAATTCATCACGGGTAATTTCCGCAGCACGACCAAAATTCATACCACTCTCGCCCTGTAACCGTGAGAACGGTACATTGAGGGACTGATAAAGTTTCTTTTGGAAATATTCGATATCCGCAATCTCACCAAGATTCTGCCCCCCAGGGAGCACATCAATCTCTGTGCCCTTTCCCCCGTTTGAACGGGGAAGCCAGAAATCTTCAAGTAAACTCATGGTTTTCTTGTCATCGCGTACTTCGCCTGTCTGGGCATCATAAACGAGCTTGTTCCGATACCTGTTCATGATATCTTTTAGATACTGCTCGGCCTTCAACTTGGGCAAGTCGCCTACGTCAATATAGAAAATACGGCGTTCAGGCGCACGAGCCAAGCGATAAATCACGAGGGAGTTTTCCATCATGCGGAGCTGATTGGCGGGTTTAATTGCCTTGTGCAAATAACTTACCACCATATTGTTATCGGCATCAAAGAGTCCTGATGTCGTATAGCAAATCGCGTCCTTCGTGATTTTCAATCCTTGCGTATTAGGGGAGAAATTGGAGACCTGATTACTTTGAGTGGTCGCAATGCCCCGTTCGTTATAGACGAAGTATTCTTCAATGTTCTTGATGAACTCAACCCCCGTCTTCGTATCTTTTTCTTTGGTGATGTTCCGAACTTTCTTGATTTTGCGGGGGTCAATGTAGCGGACATCCTTCAGGCCCTGCTTGGGCTTGGCGGTGTCAATGACCTTATGAAAGTACATTCTGCCGTCAATATACCAACGACGATAGTAGTCGTAGGAACGGTCAGAAAAATTCATCAAATCGAGAACAGTCTGAAACTCCTTCTCGATTTCTTTTTTGATGTTACTGGAAACCTTAACTCGTTCTAAATCAATTTTGATGGGGGGTTCGCCATCGAGATTGGCAATAGATTCATTGACAATATCATCGATGGCAGAATCCACATCAGGCATCATGGAAATTTCACGATACCGTTTGATTTGCTCTGATTCGTTTTTTGATACGCCTTCAAGGTCAAGATACGTTCCATAATAACCACCTGCTCGAATGGTATCGAGGGTGCCTTCATCGGAAGGCGGCACGAAGCTCGTTTCTGTTCGTGCCGCCTCCTTGCGCTGAATTTTATATCCAAAAATTTCCATAATTTAGTTACCTGTTGAATTAAGCTGAAACAAGTGATTCAAAATGTGCATATTGGAACGTTACGGTGAATTCTGAAATGACATCATTCTGTCCATATCCCAATGAGATTTCTGATACATTGATTGGGAATGCATTATGGATGGTATAGCTACGGATTGATGTATCATTTCTATCGAGTTGCTCAACCGTCAAATCTACTTGATACGCTGCTGGTGAAAGTAATCCACCATTATTTAGGCGGTTGTTCATAAGGTTCGACCACTTCTCAAACTTATCGCGAAGTTTCATGGACGAGTCGTTCATGATGGAAATCGTCCACGGGTCAAAAATACGCTCACCTGCGAACTTTACTTCACGGCCACGGTATTGAACCACCGTAGGATTGACGTTGGAAGCAGGTAATGCCGCCGCCGTCACCAAAATGGAGTCGGCTTCCGTACCCCCACCAACCAGCGTTGGGAAATTTAATGTCACTCTATATTGATTTGGGCGAGTTCCACCCGCGCCAAGAGCACTTCTAAATGCGTCGATTTGCATGTCTATCTTCTCCTAAGAATTTTTGATGTTACGCGCCAGCGACTTCGGTGAATGACACGCCAGTACGAGTTGCAATGAAATTCAATTGCATGAAATTGATGGAATGTGCTGGCTTGATAAAGATATCAGCCACGAATCCGTTGGCATCAATAACATCACCAGTATTGTTTGTCGTATCACAGACCACCTTGAAATCATATACACCACGGCGTCCTTGCACATCACGTAAGAATGGTTCTGTCAAATTGCGGAACTGAGCGCGGGTAAAGGCGTCATTGAATTCAAACAATTGAAATTTGCCAGCGGTAGCAATTGCCTTCTCCAACACGATGAACAACCGACGTACATTGATGCGGTCAAATGCACTGGGGCGTGTTAACATGGTCTTGTCGCCCATCAATACGGTTCCTTGTCCTGCCATCGTTACGACAGGATTGACTTGTGACTTATACAAGGTATCACGTTGTGCTTGCATTCCAGGATTCCAGTTCAACTTCACAACATTCTTGATTTGTCCACGGTTCAATCCAGCAGGTGAGAACCACGGGTCAGCAATGTCATCGGTACGAGCGCAGAGACCTGCGATATCAGCGTTGAGCGGAACCCAACGATATTTATCATTGTACTTGTCGTACTGATATTTCCAGCCCGAATCCATGACGGAATATGATGAGGAACCAAAATTTTCTCTATCGCTGACCACATCATCCGCAGTCTGTGAATCTATTGCGGGTGAGACGAACACGACACAGTCCTTGCGTGTTTCTGCAAGAGCAATAATGGCGAGACTATCTGTGTATGTTGCAGGTCCAGTAATGAGCAAGTTGACATCAATTTGTTCTGCATTAGCAAACAAATCCCAACCAGTAGCAAATGATGCAGCTACACTACCACTCACACCACCGCTGAGTGATTTTGTGATAACTCCAGTGGTTAAATTGAATGTTGAAGTTGCAATGGCATCAGAACCCCACTCAGTACTTCCTACTACCGATGTGGTATGGTTCATCCACCAAATGTACTTACTGGTCTTGCTAATTACATCAACATAAAAATTGCGAGTACCGTCTGATTTCTTGGCATTCTTTGCTTTTGAAACGTGAGCGAACTTTTCAAGTACTGTGTTTGGTGTTCCGGTGATTAATCCATCTTTATCGATAACGATAATGTGAAGTTCGTCCTCGGCGGTTGTTGCACCTAATGTAGTGCAGAAATCAGATGTTGCAGGTGCAGAATCGAAGCTAGCCTTATAGTCCCATGCACTCCATGATGCAGAATCTACCATGGAAACTTTCAAAGAGTTACCAAGGTCTCCCGCATACTTTGCGGCCCATTCACCGACTGCTGCTTCTTCTAATGAATAATTTGTTTCCCAATCCGTGGCGTTCTTGATAAGAACAGCACTGCCTGTTGTTACCGCATTCATCGCAGTGTCATCAACAACACGCACGGTCTTCAAGTTGTTTGCATAAGACAAAAAGTTAGCGGCTGAGAAGAAACTCTGTGCTACGGTATCATTCGGCTTTCCGAATACTCGAACTAAATCTGCTTCATTGCTGATAGTCGTAATCTCTTCAACTGGGCCCCATTGGAATGCACCCACGAAGCCACCAATTGAGGTAGCAACAGCAGGAACAATGCCAGAGGCGTCAATTTCAGTGACGTTTACGCTAGGTGATAATTGAAATGCCATTTTGTTCTCCTTTTAGTAAATAAAACCTTTTATATGTGTGCCATTTCAAACGTTTCTGATAAAACGCGATGTTCGTGAGGTTTCAAATATTTATACAAACCCCACTTTCAATATTCGCGAAGGTAATTCCATGGGATTGTTTTATCGGTGGACCATACGACATTGTCTGCCACCTCAAGCACTTCCTCGTCACCTCGGTCAATAAAACCAAACGGTGTTAAAGAGTCTTCAATTTGCAGCATTTGCTGTTTGTAAATCTTATCACGGACATTGATATCCGTTAATTCCGTGAAATATTGATTGGTGGTGAGCCAACCAAAAAGGACGAGGGTCATAACCAAATCGTCATGATAGGTCTCATCAGCAACATAGGACCCGTTCTTTTCCACAAAGGTTGAGAATTCGTGAATGATATCGGCGTCGAATATATTTAGTTTTTTCTCTTCGAGTAAACTTTTAATGGCAAAGCATCCTTGGCGCTTGACCGATTTGGTGGTTCTGACACCAAGGGTTGTTGTCTTATTAAATCCAGCCGTCAAGTAGGTTCTTCCATTCTCACTAAAGGTTCTGAGGATATTTTCATACTCCAAATCCTTATGCAAAATGTCGGCAATTTGACCTCCAATATCATTGGTCTCAACCAAAACAAAGGCGTTATTATAGTCCTTTGCCGCCTTAAAAATGACATCTGGGAAGAGCATGGGTGCTATCATATTGTTCTTGAATTTACCTACCAATTTGTAGGGCATTTCAGTAACATCAACGATGGTAAAGGCCGAAAAGTCACCACCGACGCCTCTCGCTACGTCCACCGAAATGACATAGAATCTATCCTTGACCGGATTCTCATACAAGTCTAACCCTAACTCATTATGAAACACGGGGTCAATACTGCTCATCACGGAGAGGGTGCGTCCATTAATAAGCGTATTGCTAGACCCCAAGAATTGGCACAGTACTTCCTGATTGAACTTCACCTCACCCAATGTTCGAAGTTGTTCATCAGCCCATGCTTCGTCGCGTCCTGGGATTTCCCAGTAGGGGATAAAGTGTGAGATGAAGCCATTTTTGTTTTGTTCAGCCTCATTCCAAAACTTCCAAAAGTGATTATATCCTAGTGGAGTTGAGGTTAACAAAATTTTGGTTGTAACACCAGAAGAAATTGTTGGATATACCGAGGCGAAAAAATCTTCGGCTACGTTATTCGGAATAATCGCGGCTTCGTCGATATACAGCCAATTCACAGACTTACCACGAATACCGGAGCCCGTGGTAGCGGCAGTAAATACCTTACAGCCATTCTCCAGTTCCACATTACCCTTATTCCATGTTCGAACGCCCTGCTGCATCCATATGGGCAAATTCTCATACATGATTTGATAACGGTCAAGCACTTCACGTGCCGATGCACCCTTATTAGCAAGGATGGCAATGGTTTTGTTTTCTTGAAATATCGTATAGAATAAAATACATGCCGCCGCAGTGACCGTCTTGCCCTGCTGACGCCCTTCCATTAACACCACCTTACGATTATCTAAGATAACCCTTACTTTTTCTTTCTGACACTCATATAGTTTAAATTTTATTAGGCCCCTATCAAGGGATACGATATGGCAATAATTCTCAATGAAGTAAATAGGGTCTTCTTGGCATCGGGCAATCTCATGAATTTGCTCAGGCGTAAATTGGTGCTGATGACCAATCGGCTTGAGATTTGGATTGCCATGATATGAATTTTCAGTCATGCTATTCTGTTGGGGTTATCACAATCTCTTGCGAACTTTGCTGTTTCATCGCCTTCATTAATTCTGAGGTCGAGCCCACAAACAAATTGTTTTGTGTATTGATTTTTGGTGCATCTGTTTTTTGTAGGTCCTTTTTGCGCTTTTGTACCTCTAACAAATCTTTGGCAACATCACTCACAGTCTTGATAAGCTGTCCTGCGACCTCATAGGCGCGGGGATGGTCGCTATTCTTGGCGATATGGAGAATGCCATCAATCGCCTCATTGCCCTTGTCAATCAGGGCATTGAGCGTATTCCGCGCATGTTCCGCATCATCTTCGACTACGGGAAGAGACGCAGTTTCTATTTGTACGGGAATGGTTGGGGCAACATCAAATTTCTTATCAAGGCTATCAAAGGTCATAATTACTCAGGGGAATAAATGGTATCAAATTCTGTAATGTAGTTAAAGGCGTCCGTGGGAAGCGCGGAGGTTGGGTCAAGGGTTGTGGTAATTTCTGTTCCAATGGCGTGTCCACTGGGGGTACCACTCGCCAATTCTGTATCTGAATACAACCGCTCAATCGTTTTCTTAATGACATGAGCATCAGAGACGTACCCATAGAAATTCAACTTGATACTGAAGTTGAAGTCCCATACTATACTTAGGCGGCTGTTAAAGCTTCCTTCATACTCATCACTGTAGTTTATGCTATCAAGAACGATTTGTAAATCGCGTTTAACACCGAGTTCAGGTATTTCATTAACCGTAACATTGAAATCTGGATTGAAATAGGGAAGGATTTGTTCGACAATTTGGAGACCGTCATCTTGATTTTTAGCAAACACGCTCAAACTAACATTCATGGTATAGGGCGTAGACACATAGGCATACTTCATGTTACTATGGGTACTATCCAATGACCGTGTAGTTTGTGTTATCGATAGCTTGCGTGAGGGGTCATAGGACATTCCGGTGACCTCAAATCCCATGCGAGGAAGCGTTATGGCAAACGGACGATTTTCAATTTCGGGAAGTTCTTTGATACGGTCAATGAATTTTTGCTTGGGAGAATAACTCAGGGGAACGAATAAACTTTCAACAACATCTCCATTGCTATCAATACGGCGCACTTGAATGCCATTGAAGAGCGTACCAAAGGCAATAATTGCGCGGCGTACATGTTGGTGATAAAAGTGTTTTCCTTTTAACATCAGAAGTCACCGAATGGATTGTGTTCTGAGAAATCCAGAATAGCTTTGCCTTGGGTTTCAAAATCTTGATTGTCACTGAATTCAATATTCTTCTTGCCACTGTAAACTTCTTGAATGACACTGAATCCATCTTGGGTTAACAAAAGGTCACCAGATTGTAAGAGTAGTTGAAAGCCAAACATGTCTTGGGTATTGTTGTCCTCTTCATTATCAATCTCTTCAACACCCGTATGAAAGTGCTCAGAGCTATATTGATAAATCTCACACTGCAAACTGAAGACATAAAATTTACCCAATTGATAAAATGGATTCAAATGCTGAACAAACTTGATTTCAAAGAATGAATTGGTCTTGGGAAAGTATACTAAATCCCCTTCGGCAGGACGAGTGGGTAATTGAATTTGTGAATTATCTTGGGACCCTACGACATCTTCCCACCGTCTGCGACTGACCACGAAGGTTGCTTGGTCCGTGATTTGAATGCCAAACTTGGTAAATAAATCGCCATCACCATCCCATCCTTCCACGTTCTGCAAGTACATCTCAAGGGGATAGGCGTGGTCAAATTGACTCAGCGTATCTTCACCAAAGACATCATCTTGTTTGATAGAGGTACGTGGTAAATAAAAGACATCATGACCATATATCTTTACGCTCTCAATGATTAAATCTTCAATGAGACGTTGTTCGCTGGTCGTACCTGAGGTATAGCCACCCTGAAAATAATGATTAGTGGACATTCTAGCCTACCATGAAATCGACTGGGAGACTATATCGCAGTTGCATTTCTTCTTCTATTTTGTCAATCTCTTGCATGGCCTCGTCATAAATGATTTGTCCATTCAGCGTCACTCCACCAGGGAGCTGCATCCCGCCAAATTTTTTCATGTTATCGCCCCACTGCCGCTTAATCAAGGCCGTGGCATAGCGACGAAGGAACAT